ACACGGTCGTCAAGCAGCGGTTGCTCGCGCTCCCTTCCAAGCTGGCACTGCAGCTGTCGTTATTGACGAACCCGGCAGAAATCGAGGCGCTGCTCAGGGAGCAACTCACGGACACTATCAATGAACTCGCCTATGAACAGGAACGGGCAGGGCAAAACGCAGCGTGAGGTCGCCAGCTGGTATTGGTCGAGTTTGCGTATCCCGACCCGTCTCACCGTGACCGAATGGGCTGACCGCTATCGGGTGCTCAGTCGAGAGAGCAGCGCGGAACCCGGGCGCTGGTCTACGGCCCGCACCCCCTATCTGCGTGGCATTATGGACGCCCTCACCGACCCCCACTATGAGATGGTCATTTGGGTCGCGTCCACCCAAGTGGGGAAGACGGAGTGTGGGTTGAACTTTGTGGGCTGGATCATGGACCAGGATCCCGGGCCGACGTTGGTCGTCCAGCCGACCCTGGAGTTGGGCCGCGCCTGGTCAAAGGACCGGCTGGCCCCGATGCTGCGCGACACGCCCCAGCTCGCGGAGAAAATCAGCGGGAAACGCGGTTTACAAGACCTTGACGAGCTGGCGTCCAACGAGCAGCTCCACAAGAGCTTTCCAGGCGGCCACATCACGATCGTGGGCAGCAACAGCACGAGCGGCTTGGCGGCGCGGCCGATCCGCTACGTCATCGGCGACGAGCTCGATCGCTGGGAGGCCGCGGCGGGCGACGAGGGCGATCAGATTGAGCTCGTCAGGCGGCGGACCGAAACCTTTTGGAATCGGAAGATCCTCTTTGTCAGTTCGCCAGGCGTCAAAGGGCTCTCCCGCATCGAACGCTACTATGAGCTGAGTGACCGGCGCCGCTATGAGGTGCCGTGCCCGCGGTGCGTGGCGTCTCAAGTGCTCGCCTGGGACAACCTCCGCTGGGAGAAGACCAAAACGGGCGCACATCGACCCGAGACCGCGCACTTTGTCTGTGTCTCCTGCCAGCAACGTATTGACGAACGGTGGAAAGCCCAGCTGCTGGAGGTGGGCCGATGGCGAGCGACCGCCCCGGCTGGCAAAATTGCCGGCTTTCACCTCTGGGCAGCCTACTCGCCCTGGAAAAGCTGGGCTTCGATCGTGGAAGACTTCCTCCGCACCCATGCGCACAGAGAACCATTCAAGGTCTTTGTAAACACCGTGCTGGCGCAGACGTGGGAAGAACCCGGCGAAGCCCCGGAGTGGGAGCTGCTCATGCAACGGGCCGAGCCGCGCCAGCAGTGGATTGTCCCGGACGGGGTCTACTTTCTGACCTGTGGCGTGGACGTGCAGGAGGACCGGCTGGAGGCCTCCGTCTATGGGTGGGGGGCCGACGAGGAGTGCTGGCTTGTCGGGCACGGGATCTTGTACGGCTCCACAGACAAGGACGAGGTGTACCGCGCACTGGATCAGCTCTTAGCCACGCCTTGGCCACAGCCGACGCAGCAGCGCACGCTGGTGATTCTCGCGACGGCGATCGACTCAGGGTACAAAACGCAGGAAGTCTATCGCTATTGCCGCGGGCGCACGAACGTCTTCGCGACAAAAGGGGTCGCGGAACGTACCGCCCCCCCTGTCGGCCGCCCCTCGTTCCAAGACATCTCGCACCTCGGCCAGCAGGTGAAACGCGGCGTGCGGTTGTGGCCCCTCGGCACGCATGTGCTCAAGAGCACGCTCTATAGCCGGCTGCGCCTCACCGAACCGGGCCCCCGCTTCCTCCATTTTCCTCACGGACTCGATGAGGAATTCTACCAGCAGCTCACGGCCGAAAAGCTGGTCACTCGCTACGTGAAAGGGTTCCCGGTGCAGGAATGGCAGAAAACCCGAGCGCGGAATGAGGCGCTCGACTGCCTGGTGGAGGCGTATGCCGCCGCCCTCATTGCGGGGATTGAGCGGGTCAATTGGGATGCGGCCGCGCGGGCCATGACCCCCTCCGCACCACCGGCACCGCAGCACCCACCCGCTCCCGGGCCGCCGGATCCCCGCGCGGTGGTCCAATTCGGTCCGCCCACGCTCGGCCGCACACGCCAGATGCGCTCGAGCGGGCACGGGGTGATGAGTGAGCTGCTCAGACGATAAGGAGGCATGACGATGGTGGATTTCCCCCGTGCGCCGGTAGTGACGATTGAATGGGTCGGCCGGTGGAAGCCGCTGTACCGCTACGTCCGTGGGGCCAACTTCGCCGGCGTCTCTCTCGGCCCGCTGCACATTTGCTGGCGACGCCCGTGGCTTCCTCGTGCTGCCTACCAGATGGGCTGGGACGCCGGCTGGCGCGCCGGCATGGCACGCTCCCTCTCCTTCGCCCTGCCCAAGAGGGCTCAGAAACCGCCCGGTGAAGACAGAGGGCATTAACGGAGCACTCTCCCCGCTTGCAACACTCCAATTCGTCTATGCGCATCTCGTTGAACGATCAGACTGTGCTGCTGCTGCCGCGTGTGGCCGAGATGGTGCAGTCATTGATCCAACGGCAGGGTGAAATCGAGCAATATAGCAGTGCGGAGATCCGCATTACCTACAGTACCTTTCAAGTCGAAATCCAAGTGATCCCCCCGCCGGAGCGGCGAAAACTTGACAGATCACAAAAATCCGCTATAGGCTGAACCTGTGAGTCAGTACCGTTGTCACACGGCGGCTCACCGTGAGTGGCAGTTGCAGTAGCTCAGGCGAGGACTCTTCCCACAGAGCCGCCTGTTCCGGGGCTCATCCCCCCGGGCAGGCGGCTTTTTTATTGTGGCCCGGTTGTAAGGGGGCGCGTGAAAACGGAACAAGAACTCCTGGATGCCCTGACCCGCGTGCGGGCACAGATCGCGCGGGCGGAGTCGATCAAGGAGCAACAATACTCCGTCGGCGGCCGTCAGGTGACGCAATTCAGTGCCGCCATGCTCCAGGCACTGTATGACCGCGAACGCGAACTGGAAGCGCAACTCGACCGCGTCCGCCGCGGCGGGATCCGGGTGCGCTACGGGGTGATCCGGCTCCTGCTGTACGCATTCCTCTGTGTCCCCTCCCTCGCTCTTGCCCAACAAGTGCCCAAGCTCACTCTCACGTGGACGGACAATGCGGACAACGAGGACGGGTTCAAGATCGAACGCCGTCTCGGCCAGACTGGTTCGTTCACCCAGATCGGCCAGGTGGGCAAAGATGTCGTGACCTACGCTGACACGCAGATTCTGGTCAACACCGAGTATTGCTACCGCGTCCGGGCGTTTAACGCCGGCGGGCAGTCCGCGTACAGCAACATCGCCTGTGGCCTGGTGCCGAGCGCGCCGGCCGCGCCGAGCGGCTTGGGCATCAAAGTGGAGATCTCGGCCACGGCCACGGACGCCAGCCGCATTGTGGTCGCGCCCCAGATACGAGTCTTCAAATGAGCCTCGCGGAATCCCTACGGCACCTCCTCAGCCCTGTCCTGGGCCCGGCGCTGGCCGATCTCATCGCGGCCGTCGTGACGCGCCTCCTGCGCGAACTCGAGGCCACCAGCATCGATGACGAACTGGTCCACCTCCTCGCCCAGGTCGTGCGCCGCGTCCACGTACGCCACGCCGACGCCCCGGATGAGTTGAAGCGTCAGTATGCACAGCACGCCGTGCGCGCCGTCGTGCGCAACCGCACCCACCCGCTGCCGGATTCCGTGCTCAACCTGCTCATCGAAGCCGCCGTCCAGGAGGTGAAGGGGAAGGCATGAGCACTGCACTGACCCCCCGCACCCGGATTCTCGACGCCGCCGGCCGGCCGTGGCGACCGACCGCGACCCAGATGCAACAGCTCATGCGCCTCGCGGGCGAGAGCCCGTTCAAGGGGGCCTCCAGCGCCCGGCGCGCCGGCGCCCTGTGGTCCGCCTCGTCCGGCTCGGCTGACGCGGACCTCATGCCCTCGCTCGAGGTCCTCCGGGCGCGCTCGCGGGACCTCAAGCGCAACAACCCGCTTGCCGCCGGCGCGCTGAACACGCTCAGCACCTGCGTGGTCGGTTCCGGGCTGCTCTGCAATCCGGTGATCAATCGCCGGTTCCTCGGCTTGAGTGAGCAGGCCGCGCGGGACGCCGAACGCGAACTGGCCGATCTCTGGACCGAGTGGGGCGAGTCGGTCGAGTGTGATCTCAACCGCGTCTCGGACTGGTACGGGATCCAGCGCCTGGCGTACGAGTCAGAAAAGGAGAGTGGCGATATCCTCGTGCTGGCCCCTGCCGTGAACCGACCGGGGGCCGCGCTGCAGACGCGTGTGCAGCTGGTCGAGGCCGATCGCGTGGCCAACCCCCCGGGGGTGTGCAACTCGCAGCGTCTCGTCGGAGGGGTAGAACTCGATCAATACGGCGCCCCCTTCGCCTACCACGTCCGGACGGTCCACCCCGGCTCCCCCTGGTCCTGGGGGGCACTCTGGCAGAGCCAGCGGATCCGTGCGTTCGGTGCCGCGACCGGCCGCCGCAACGCCTGGCTGCTCTACCAACGCAAGCGGCCCGGGCAGACCCGCGGCATCCCGTACCTCTCCGTCGTCCTCGAGCACGCCAAGCAACTCGACCGCTATACCGACGCCGAGCTGGCCGCCGCCGTGGTCGGTGGCTCGTTCACCGTCTTTATCAAGTCGCCCCAGGGCGACGGGCTCATGCCCCTCGCGTCCGTGCCGCTGCAGCAGAGCGAGGGCACGCCGGCGGCCACCCCGAATGAGATCTTTCTCGACTACGGCGCGGTCGTGGACCTCCTGCCGGGCGAATCGATCGAGACTGCCGCGCCCAACCGCCCGAACCGCGCCTACGGCGACTTCGTGCGCTCGGTGATCGAGCAGTTCGGCGCCGGGATCAATCTGCCCTTTGAACTGCTGCTGAAGCACTTCACCGCCAGCTACTCGGCCAGCCGCGCGGCGCTGCTCGAAGCCTGGCGCTACTTCAAAGTCGAGCGGGGCTGGTTCGCCGGCCATTTCTGCCAGCCGGTCTACGAGCTCGTGACGACCGAGGCGATCTTACGCGGTCGGCTTGATCTCCCCGGCTACCTCGAGGACCCGCGGGCCAGGCGGGCGTGGTCGTATGCCGTCTGGACTGGGCCCGCGATGGGACAACTGAACCCGCTGGATGAGGTGGAGGCCGCGCGCGAGCGCGTGACTTTGGGGATTAGCACGCTCGCCAACGAGGCGGCCGAGATCACTGGCGAATCCTGGGAAGATCTCCACGCCCAACGGGTCAAAGAAGTGGAACAGCGCCGGCGCGATCGCCTCGAGCCGGATCCCGACGAGATGCCGGAGCAGCCCGCCCGCGGTCCTTCGTTTCCCATCAGCTACCGCCGGCTGGGGCGCGCGATCGCCCGGGCATTGAAGGAGGACCAGCATGGCCTTGCGGCATAACTCTGAGACCCGCGAGGACGAGCCGCAGTGGAGCGAGTGGCTCGGCCGTCATCGCGCACAGCTGCCAGATACTGCCTTTGCGGACCCTGACAATCGCGCGTTTCCCCATCACTGGGTCGTGAATGGGTCCGGTGAAGATGAGGACGGCCGCTGGACAGACGGGGAGATGTATCTCCACCGCGGCGGCCTCAACGCCGCCTGGGCCGCGGCCATGGGCGCGCGGTCTGCCCAGCGCGCCGCGCCAGAAGTGATTGACCACTTGCGTCAGCACCGGAGGGCCTTGGGGTTGGAGGACGCTGAAGGTGCGGACGCAGTGAGTGAGGCCGAGGGGGACTCCCCAGGTGTGAGCGACACGCACGCTGCGCAGGCGAGTGCCCACCCCTCCATCCCCCTCGGGCTCTCACTCCCCCACGTCGCGACACGGCTGTTCCACGCCCCCCTCGCGATCGAGCCCAATAAGCTACGGGCGATCCTGGCGGCAGTCGGCCCCCGGTTCGGGATCCCCGTGCGCGCGCAAGACGACCCGTTCCCCCCCCGGCGCCGTCCCCCGTACGAGGTCGTGAACGGCACGGCCGTCATCCCCGTCTTCGGCACGCTCGTGCAGCGTGCCTCGGGGATGGAGGCGCTCTCCGGCCTGACCAGTTATGAGCGTCTCGGCCACGAGCTCGCGCAGGCGATGGCGGATCCGCAGGTGCGGCGGGTGCTGCTCGAGATCGATTCGCCCGGCGGCGAGGTCGCCGGCCTGTATGAACTGGTCGCGCAGATCCGCGCCATGCGTCAGCAAAAACCCATTCATGCGCTGGCGAATGCCATGGCCGCCTCGGCGGCGTATCTGATCGGCAGCGCCGCCACGCGGTTCTATGTCACGCCGGAAGCCGTGACCGGGTCGATCGGGGTGGTGTACCTGCACGTCGATGCCACGCAGGCGACGGCGAAGGAGGGGTTCCTCGTGACTGAGATTTTCGCCGGCCGCCACAAGGTAGACACGTCGCCATACCGCGCGCTGGCGCCCGACGCGCGCGCGCAACTGCAGCGCTACGTCAACACCTACTACGACCAGTTCGTGGGACAGGTGGCGACCTTGCGCCAGCTCGAGCCGGATGACGTCCGCGCGACGGAAGCGGCGCTCTACATCGGCAAAGACGCCGTGGCGATCGGGCTCGTCGATGGCGTGCGCCTCAAGCTCGATGTACTCGCGAACCCAGAAGAGGAGGACACCATGGAACGAACACCCAGCCGCCCGGCGGCTGTCCAGACCGCCGCGGATCTGCGCGCGGCCTACCCGGAGGTGATTAGGGAGATCGAGGCCTCGGCGCGACAGGCCGAGCGGACCCGCGTCAAGCAGATCCTGGCCTTGGCGGTCCCGGCGACCCGGGCGACCGCCGAGCAGCTCGCGCTCGAGCAGGACGTGAGTCCCGAGCAGGCGGCCGTGACACTCATCGGTGCCATGCGGACCCAGGCGCGCGTCGAGGCGTTCACCCAGGACGGGCCGCCCCTCGTGCCCTTCGCCTCGGGCGAGGGGGAGACCCCCGACCCGGAGACCGCAGCCGTCATCGCGTCCGCGCGCCGCATCGCCGAGCAACGGCAGGCGCGCGGCTGGTAATCACACCCCCGAGCGACAGGAGGAATGACCATGGTGAACTTTCAACCCAGCGGCCTCACCTCAGCGGTCTACAGCCCCGATACATTGCTCGTCACGGGCCCGTTCGAGACGCGCCAGATTGTCATTGCGCAGAACGCCGGCCAGACCTCACCCCTGCCGCGCGGTCAGCTGCTCTGTCTCGATGCGAACGGCCGCTATCAGCCGCTCGCCGCGGCGGAGACCACGGTCCTGATCGACGCCGCCGGCGAGGTGATCCGTAATAACCTGGCCGGCTCGGAAGTGTCGATCGACGTCGTCACCGCGAAACCGCCCATTCCAGGCACCCTGCAGCTCGCCACGACCGCGGACGGGTCGGCGACCATCGTCCTCAACCTCGGCACAGACAACGGTCGTGGCGTGGGGAGCGGCGCCGGCGGGCTGTTTTTCGTGGATTACCACACCGGCCGGATCCGCGCCGTGTTTACCACCGCGCCCACGGCCTCGCACGACCTGAAGGCCGGCTACAAGCACCGGAACCCGGCCGCCGGCGTGCTGGCCTTGCCGACGGTGGTGCTCGCCGAGGAGATCGAGGCCGCGAAGATCGCCGCGGGGCATGTCACCACGCTGGGCTACGTCCGCGGGGTGTTCAACAGTCAGGCCCTGGTCGGCTACAGCCCGGGCTACGACTACCACCTCAATGCCATCGGCATCTGGGTGAAGACCACCGCGAACTAGTTCGCGGTGAGACGCAAGACGGAGGAGTCATCATGGGTCTCTTTGATACGCGCACGATGTTGGAAGCCTTGCGGATCATGAAGCCGCCCCAGGCGTTTCTGCTGGATAAGTTCTTCCGCACCATCACGACGTCCTGGACGGAGTACGTCGATATCGATGTCGTGAAGGGCAAGCGCAAGATGGCGCCGTTTGTCCACCCGCTCAGCCCGGGCAAGGTCGAAAACCGCGAAGGCTACACCACGATGACTTTCAAGCCCCCGTACATCAAGCCCAAACGAGTCTCATCCGCGGCCGACTGGCTGAAACGGATGCCAGGGGAAAACCCGTACGCCAACCGCTCGGTCATGGAGCGGGCGGCGGAGCTGATGAACAAAGACCTCATGGAGATGGACGAGGAGATTACCCGCCGGGAAGAGTGGATGGCCGCCCAGCAACTCACGACCGGGCAAGTCGTCGTAACCGGCGAGGGGGTCAATGCGACCATCAATTTCCAGTGGAGCACGTCCCACCTCATCGCCAACACCGGCCTGACGGCGAACGGCTGGGACCAAGCCGGCGCGGACCCCGTCAAAGACATCATGCTGATGTCGCGCCGCATCGTGCAAGACTCAGGGCGGACCCCCGACGTGATGGTGTTCGGGTTCGAGGCGTGGGATTTGTTCCTCGCCAACACCAAGGTGCAGGAGCTGCTGGACCGCCTCCGGATCACCCCCGGGAACGTGCAGCCTACGGCGTCCCGCACCGGCGCGCAGCTGATGGCCACGCTGCTTGGTCTCGAAATGTGGCTCTACCTTGAGTGGTATATCGACGACGCCGGCGTCGAGCAGCCGATGATCCCGGCGGATTACGTGGTCATGGGCAGCACAGCGGCCCGCTGCGAGCGGCACTACGGCGCCATTTACGATCCCAAGGCACTGGCGGTCGGCGACGCCCCGCCGCGGGTCTTTCCCAAGTCATGGGGAGAAGAGGACCCGCCGGTCCGCTACGTCATGGCGCAATCGTCGCCGCTGCCCGTGGCGCATGAAGTCGATGCCTTCGTACGTGCGGACGTGAAAGGATAAGGCATGCGGGATCCGGTGATGTGGTACGCGCTGGGCATTGTCACCCTGGCACTCGTCTTGTGTGCCCTGCTGGTGTGGTCCTGCTAAGCCGGGGGCAGAGCGATGGCCAAGCCGCATCTCACGATTGTCGCCTCGAACATGGACAACCTGCGTGCGCAAATTCGCCAGTGGCCGTCCACGGCCGCAGTCATTGCCGGCGAGGAACTACTGGCCGAGCTGGCGCCGTTCAAAGAGGAGATGAAACGGCGCTCGACGCAGGGGCCGCTGTTCAAGCGCAGCGGTCGCTTAGGCGCCTCCTGGGTGGCCGAGGTCCCCGTGCCACGGCGGTTGTCCGACGTGAAAGGGTCCGTCTATGCGCTCGCGGGCTATAGCTACATTCACGAGTTCGGCGGGCAGATCAGTCCCCCGGCGGGCAAGTCGTGGTTCTTTATCCCCACGATCTACAACCTGAAAAACACCGGTCGGCCGCGCCTCACCGTCGAGCAGGTGATCAGCCAAGGGGGAAAATTCGGCACGCCACGCGACGTGGATCCGCTCATTCTCAAGAACCTCACCTACGTCACCCGGGCCATGGTCATCGACAAAGATGGGTTTCCCATGTTCACCCAGATCAAGCGCGCGACCTATAAGCCGCAGCTTGAGTTCTTCGCGCGGGGCAACACACTGGCCGGTCAGTTACCGAGCCGCATGGCCGACCGCCTGGTGCGCTACTGGCAGGCGCCGGTGCTGTGAGAGGGAGGGATGCCAACGCTGACACCCGAGCCGCTCCGCCTCACACTGGCGCTGCCCGCGGCGGTGCTCGACCGCTCGCTCGTGCGCGAGCGCATCATGCGCCGTGTGGGCGCACGCCTGGCGCGGATCCGCGTCGCGAACGGCTATCAAACGGATCTCGCACAGGCACTGTATTACGGCGCGCTGATCGAGGCGGAACCGCCCGCGTTGCCCGCCCTCAACTACTACGACGGGGATGAGGAAGGAGAGGCGCTGTACGGGGTGCGCGAGAAGCGGGTCGAGCTGACCATTGAGGCCTACGATAAGGTCCCGGACGCCACGACGGAGACGCTGCCTGATCACCTCTCGCGGGTGTCCGGTCGCATGCTAGGCGACATCGAGGTTGCCCTGGTGACAGGACCCACCGGGACTCCGGAGCCGACGTTCGGTGGCCTCGCGGCCGGCCTGCAGTACGCCTCGAGCCGCCTCATCATCGGCACGCGCCCCCAGCTGTGGGTCGGCTGTGTGAGCAACTGGATCATTACATACCGCACCCGACACGGGAACCCCTACACGACGGTGGAGGACTGACGACATGGCCGCGTGGGTCTCGAACTACCTCAAGAAGAAGATCGCTAACGGCGAGGTGCAGCTCGTCGCGCACGACATCCGTGTGCTGCTCGTCTCTTCGAGCTTTAACGGGAACGCCAACCACGAGTTCGTGGGGAATGTGCCCGTACTGGGTGAGCTGAGCGGCACGGGCTACGTGCGCAAGTCATTGGCCAATAAGGTCGTAAACGTCGATACACCAAACAACCGGGCGGAGTTCGACGCGGACGATGTGACGTGGACCGGGATTAACGCCGGGACTGCCGTCGGTGCACTGCTCATTCGGCATGTCACGAATGACGCCGACTCGCCCATTATCGGGTTCACGGATCAGGGCGGCTTCCCCATTACGACCAACGGGGGCGACGTTACCATACAGTGGAACGCTGAAGGCATCTTACAGATCGCGTAGGTGCGGAACCGAGAGTGAAGGAGGTTTGCCATGCCATCTGCCGAAAACGCTCGGCTGCAGATCGAAGCGGGCCAGACCCTGGTCGCCATGGCTCAGCTCACCGACAGTGGGGATCATATCAAGTTTACCGGCGTAAGCGGCCTGTGGTCAGGGGTCGCCGGCAAAACCCCGGTGATCCGGCCCAACGGCGTGCGCTCTGGCGGGGCGGTGACGCCGAAGAGTGGGGCCAACGATCAGGTGACGGTGGCGGCGCTGGAAGCGAACTTAAATGGCGCCATCCAGAGCGTGGCCGGCGCGGACGTCTCGATCAGCCGCACCGCCGGTGGCGGCACCTACCAGAAGCACTCGATTATCGTGAACAATGCAGGCGCGCTGGCCGCGGTCGCCGGCACGGAGGGGGGCGCGTTCAGCACCACACGTGGCGCCGCCGGGGGGCCGCCCTTCATCCCGGTCGATGCGGTTGAGGTCGCACAGATCTGGCTGACGTCGGATACGGCCGCGCCGATCCAGGCGAGCGAGATCAAGCAAGTGCAGGGCGAGCATTTCGAGCGGGCAAACTTCCCCCTCTATACCATCGACCCCTATAGCGGGGCGGTCTCCTTCGTCTCCGCCCTCCCGCTCTCGCACACGGGCAGCGTACCCAAACGCGTGTACGCCGAATATTACACGCCGATTTTCGCGCCTGTGCCCAAGGCGCGGGACGTCGTGCTGCCCGAACGCACGTTCTCGATCAACTCGGAGGCGACGTATGACGGGCCGGAGGCCTCGGCCTCGAGCGCGCTCGCGCAGGGTTCTTTCACCGCCCTCCTGGAGAACGGTATCGATGACCTGTTGGTGCAGCTCGAAGGGCAAAACCTGTGGTTTAAGTTTTACCCCGACCGCTATAAGTCGGCCTATCACGCGTACCAGGGCATCCTGGGCATCGCCCGCCAGTTTCCGGCTGCCGGCAACCTCAATGCGTCGTGCACAGTCACGGCGGCCAAGCAGGGCACCAACGTCGCGGCGTAAATAGAGGCGACTGCACATGGGACTCATTGACGTGCACCGGCTGCGCGCGACCGCGTGGCGCCGGCCGATGAAAGACGTGCCGGTTCCGGAACTGAAAGGCCTGCTCGCCCCTAACGGCAGTGGCCCGCCGGTCGTGCGTGTGCGCGGACTCACCGGCAACCAGATGTTCCTTGCGGCGGAGGCCAAAGCCAATCATGCGGTGTTCAAAGTGCTCAAGGACGCCTTCGCGTCCGGGAACGTGGACGAGATTAAAGCGGCGATGACGCGTGCCGTGCAGCCGGCCAAGAGCGAAGCGACGGCGGCCGAGACGGCGTACCGCATCGAGATCCTCGTGATGGGCGTGGTCGATGAAACCGGCCGCCCGTACCTCGACTATGAGGATGCCGTGCGCATCGCGGAATACTTCCCGACCGCGTTCATTACCCTGACCACGGAGATTTTGTCGCTGTCCGGGGAGGGCAGCAGCGTGGGGGAATCGTGACGCGCCTGTGGGCGGACCCGCAGGCGCGCAACGCCCTGGCGCTGTGTGAGGCGCGCGGGGCGTTTGTGTTTCAGGTCGCGCCGCAGTTCTGTCCGTGGGGCCGGCTCACCGCGGTCGAGATCGGCCTCTGGGCGCGGTACTACGAGGACCTCAAAGCACAGCGCAAACCGAGGTAGCCGATGGCCGACGCACGGCGCGTGATTGAACTGGTCTTCGGTGCCGCCGATCAGACCTCGCAGGTCGTCGATCACATGTCCTCGAGCCTGGACACCTTCGCCGGCAAGGTGTCCAATATTACGCAACCGGTCGCGACCCTGACCACCAACCTGCTGGCCTTTGAGGCGGCGGTCGGCGCGAGCGCGCTGGCCGTGGGGGCCTTCGCCACCACGCAGGCCGCGCAGTTCGATTCCCAGATCCGCGAGATCGTCACCCTCGTGAACGGCAGCACCGCGGAGGTACAGGCGCTGGGGAAGGAGATTCTCGCGCTCGGACCCCATTCCGCCTTCTCGTTCGATACCCTGACCAACTCGGTCTATAAGGCGGTCTCTGCCACCGGCGATCTCGGCGCCGGCGTGCAGGTGGTGCAGCAAGCCGAGCAGCTCGCCATCGCCGGCCGCGCAGAATTGAACGACACCACACTGCTGTTGGTCTCGACCCTCAATGCCTACGGGTTGGGGATGGACCAAGCCGCTCGCGTGTCTGACATTTTCTTTGCCGCCGTGCAGGGTGGGCAGACCACGGTCAGTGAACTCGCCTCGAGTATGGGGCAGGTTGCCCCGACGGCCGCGGCCGCGGGCGTCAGCATCGACGAACTCGCCGCCGCCGTGTCCTTCCTCACCAAGAACGGGTTAGGGACGAGTGAGGCCGTCACGGGCCTCAAAGCGGCCCTGTCGAACGTCATCCAGCCGACCAAGGAGGCCGAGGAGACAGCCCAAGCCCTCGGGATCCAGTTCGACGCGAACGCCCTCGCGAGCAAGGGGCTGGCGGGGTTCATCGCGGAATTAGCGCAGGCAACCGGTGGCAGTATCACCGAGATGGGGAAGTTCTTCGGCTCGGTCGAAGGGCTGAATGCCGTGATGGTGCTGGCGCAGGGCAGCGCGCAGGGGTTCGCAGCCCAGGTCGATGCGATTGGGAATTCTTCCGGCAGCACGCAGAAGGCCTATGAGCTGATGGTCGATACCGTCACCGTGCAGACGCAGCGCATGCTGAATGCCATTCAGGCGGCCGCCATCACGATCGGACTCCAGCTCCAAGAGCCGGTGGCTCAGGTCGAGGCCGCCATCGCGAACGTATTCGCGGCCATTCAGCAGGCCGCCAGTAGCGGGGCCTTTGATCCGCTGATCGATGCCCTGACGTCCGGGCTTAACACCATCGCCGGCGTGCTCAATGAGATTGCGAAAAACCTGCCCGCGGCCCTGGCGACTCTTGACTACTCCGCGTTCATTGCGTCGCTCGAAGAACTCGCGGCGACCATCGGGCTGGTGTTCGAGGGGGTAGATATCTCGACGCCTGAAGGCCTCGCCGCGGCGTTGCAATCGGTCGTGAATGTCGGCACGACCCTGATTAACGTGACCACCGGCATCGCCGAGAACGTCGTCCCGGTCATCCGTCAGTTCATTGACTGGGCGTCGGCCGCCGGGAACGTCGATAAGGAGACGGCCCAACTCATTGGGAATGCCAGCGGACTGCTGACCCTGATCAACAGCACCCTGCCGGCGGTCCAGGGGTTGGCCGGCGGCATGGAATTTCTGGCCTATACGATGGGCGGCAGTGTGCTGCTCAAAGCTGTGCAAGGGCTCCTTCCCGCGTTGGGCACGGGCGGGCTGCAGACCGTGGTGGCGGCGCTGGCGTCGCCGGCGGGCATTCTGGCCCTCGGCGGCGCGGCGCTGATCGTGACCGATCAACTGTTCAATTGGACCGGTGCCGTGAATGATGTCATTGACGCCGGCCTCCGGTTACTCACTACCACCAACGAGTCGGCGTCGCGGTATGGCGAGCTCGCGCAGGCGACGGAGGCCGTGACCGGCGCCCACGGCGCGCTCCTCGGCGGTCTGCTGGCCGCGATCGAGGCAGAGCAGCAGGCGGCAGCCCAGGCCGCCCAGAACCGTGCGGAATTTGCCGAGTGGGCCCAGCTCGCGGATGAATTAGGCGGGCAGCTCAAGTTCACGGCCGATGGCCTGATCGAGCTCACGTTCGCGCAGCGGGAAGCTGACGTGGCGGCCAAAGAGACCGCCTTGACCTTCCGGGACAGACTCATGCCCTCATTGGTGGAGACCAAGATCAGCGCCGACTTGCTCAAAGACGGTTTCATCCTGGTCGATAATACGGTCACCGGCACCCTCGATACGTTCACCAAATATTCGCACGCCGTCTCCCAGGCTTCGGAGGAGGAAAAGAAAAAACGCGACGAGGCGGAACTCACGGCCGAGAAGCAAGAAGAGTTACGGCTGAAGACCGAAGAGCTCAACCTGGAGTGGGAAAAGCTGGCGAGCCAGGAGCGACAGGTGACGCTCCAGGTCCTCGGCGACATCCGCGTTGCCGAGATCCAGGCCCAGGCCGAACAGGTGATCGCGGCCTTCGAGTCGATCGGTGAGACGGTCAAGAGCACCGGGGAACTCATCGGCGAGCTCGCCGGGCTGTTTGTTGAGGCGGAAGGGTTTGAGCAGACGGAACTCCTGCGCCTGCTCAACGAAGAGAACCAGCGGCGTCAGGAAGCCCTCGACCTGCAAAAGAAGCTGGTCGAAGCGCAGGTGGCCTACCTGGAAGCGACCGCGGAGCGGCTCAACCAAGGCGAGGCGCTCATCACCATTGAAGCCGGCGGCCTCGAGCACGACCTTGAGCATTTATTGTTCGAGATCCTGTCGCGGATCCAGATCAAAGCGTCTGAAGCAGGGCAGAATTTCTTATTAGGGCTACAGTGATGCGCGTCGTCCTCTCCACGCTGACCTACGATCCGCAGGGATACATCGAGCTGCACCTCGACCCCCGCTCTGAACTCCTGCCCCGCGAGCGGCGGGTCACCCGGGTCGAGACCTTGGACGGCGGCGTGCAGCTCGACGATAACGGCATGACGCATGGCGACCGCACCTTTCGCCTCGTCGTCGCGGTCAACAAAGCGCAGTGGCAGCAGCTCACGGCGCTGCATGATAATTACTCCCTGTTGCACTGCGCGACCGAGGAGGGGCTGTTTCTCGTCGCGCCGCAGCGGCTGGTGCACCAGGCCGGTCGTGCGTATCTCACCGTACTGGTGAAAGCAAAGGAGGGCTGATGGCGGCTGGCGTGTATCCCTACGCACGACAGGACTTCGTCACCGGCGCGCTCGCGTGGACAGCCGCGACGCCACTGAAGGTGCTCCTCGTGAAAGACACCTTCCTCTACTCCCCGAGCCATCGCTACGTCTCCGGCATTGTGACGTATGAAGTCGCTGGCGCGAACTACAGCCGCAAGAGCCTCGACGGTATCAGCACCAGTGTTGACACCGTTGCCGACACCGTGCGCCTGCTTGCTCATCCGCTCACCTGGCCAGCACTGAACGTTGGCACGATCGGCGGCATGGTGGTGTTCGTGCAAGGCAGTACGGACGCGGATTCGCGCTTGGTCGGCTACACGACCGACGGCTTCCCGCGCGACAGCAACGGAGGCGATGTCACCCTGGCCTGGGATGTGACCGGGCTTGCGCTGCTGGTGTGAGGTTGCGGTGGTCGCCGTCAGGGAAAAGGTGGCGTGATGGCATACGTGGATTATCCTATCGGCATTTATTACCCGAGTTTTCCCGTAGGATGGGGAAACGCCGTCAACCGTACTTTAGATAGTGCGAATGAGCGGTGGGCGTTTATCTTTCGCGCGCCGAAGACCGGCACCCTTGATCGTTTTGAGGCGGCTATAACGGTTTCTACTTTTAACGCTGCCAGCCGGATTCGTTTCTCGTTTCAAGACATCGACAGTAACGGTGTTCCCGATGGAATCGCGGACCAGTACCGCATCTTTGCAATGAGCGCGGGTACGGCGCAATGGATTGTTCCCCCTGGCCCAATGACATCGGACGGTACGGATCTCGGAACCAAGCGAAGCGTGACGCGCGGCGATTGGGTGGCGTGTGTCATAGACTATAACGTCTTCACTTCAGGCGACTCTATTATCGTGCTCTGCGATACCGTGGGGACCGACTCTATTGCAAAGGACGGTTACTACGTGGCTGATGACCTCACCGGAGGGGGAACGTGGTCCCGCTTAACGTCCGGTAAACCGCGCCTCGCGTTGCGCTATGTCAACGATGACTATCCCGTTGTCGTGCCGGGGATTGTGTTGCCACACAAAGCATCCGGGGTTGTTCATGTGGAATCCGGTACGACTCCCGATGAGTTTGGGAATCGTTTCGTGCTCCCGTTTGCCTGCAAGGTCAGTGGGGTATGGGCATACTGGGATCAGGAAGGCAGCACGGGCACCGGCACGTTCAAAATTTACGACAGTAGTAACAACGTGATAGCGTCATACGACGTGGAGTCCGCCAAGACCGCCAGCCAGGGCAGCGGCACCATCGATTACCCGACCATGTTTTTGTTCAACAGCGATGTGGAGCTTGCCGCCAACACGCTCTACCGTATCGTACTGGAGGGCACACACGCGTCTATCGGGTATGATCTCCTGTATTACGACGTGGACCGCAACGAGATCTTGAGCCAGGGGCTCAGCGGAGACCGGACCTGCTACGCCACGCAACGCACGGATGGTGGCTCATGGACCGACATGAACACTCGTCAAGCGTTTATGGGTGTGGTGATCTCTGCGATTGATATCGGCGCGAGCGGGCTGCTCGGTGGTTCACTCTTGAACCGGGGGTTGAACTGATGCAACAGATTTTTCGTAGTGAGCCGGAGGCCGCCCGCCGGCGGATCCCGTTTCGCATGGTTGATAGCGCCGACGGCAAGACGGCCAAAACTTGGCTCACGTTCGCGGCGGCCGACGTCAAAGTGAGCAAGTCTGGTGCGGCCGAGGCGAATAGCGCCGGCACAGTCACCGAGGTCGCCGGCGGCACATACTACTATGAGCCAACCGTGGGGGAGGTGGACACCCTCGGGTACTTGCAGTTGCGTGTCGTGAAGAGCGGTGCGCTCGACTTCGTGGCGGTTGTGCAGATCGTAGAGGAAGGGACACGTGGCGCCGTGGCCACGGACGCCGGCAACGGCGCGACTAGCTTCAAAACGGACCTCGCAGACACGACCAATGACGTCCACAAAGATAAGCTCTGCCTCTTTCTCACCGGGGCTCTGGCCGGGCAGGTGAAGCGGGTCACGGCGTTCAACGGCAGCACGAAATTTCTGACCGTCGCCGGCGGGTACACAGGCACGCCGGCGAGCGGGGATAAATTTCGCCTCATCAACCAATGAGCCGGATTCTTTTCGATCAGTTTGACGTTGCCGGCCAGGCGACCGTCACGCCCGCGGCGTTGGTGGTTGCCCTGAGTCTGACCACGCCGACCATCCAGAACCTCTCGCATCAGCGTCTCTTCCCACAGCCCCTGAAAATCACCCTCACACCGGCCACACCGCTGATCTCCAACTCGCGCCCTCTCCCCCCGCCGCTGCGGCTGACGATGTCCATCCCGACGCCGACGGTCAAGCGCGGGACCCGCTTCGTCTATCCGCCCCCGCTCGCCCTCTCACTGGCGCTCCCGCCGCCGGCGGCCTGGACCGGCCGTGTGCTGCGCCCGGATCCGCTCAGGCTCACCCTCACGCTGCCGCCACCCACGCGCCTCTCGACCACCGAGCAGAAGGTCACGCCGGCGCCGCTGGTGGTCGGTCTGAGCCTGCCGGCCCCGCAGGTCATGCCAGGGCCGGTCACGTTCGCTGTGCGTTCCATGCCCATGCGCGTGTGGGTGCAACCGCCAACCTCCGCGCCCGCGCCGGCCATTGGCCCGATCCGGCTCGTGCACGTCACATACCACGCCGAATTCTCTGCCACGGGGCTCACCCCCGCGGTGCAGAGTATTCCTGTCAGCTCTGCTACTGGCACACTCAAAAATGACTTTGCGCTCCGCCCAAAGGTCACGCGCACCGTCAATCAATACGGTCACATCGTGAAAACAGAGGTCACGCCGGCCACGCCGACCGACGCGGATTACGACACGCTCTCACTGGTCATCCCCAACGGTGCGCAGTGGTTGCCGATTGTCACGAGTCTTTTTCTCTCCTCAACGCGGTGGGTTGTGTTGGCAGAACTCCGCCGGTACAGCGACGGTTCGGTCGTGCGTGTCCCGCTCATGGGCGCGACGCCAAAGACGTTCAGCAGGCAGCGCACGGCGCGCGGCTACCAGATCCAGATGCAGTGCGGGAGGGCGCTCAACCACCAGGGCGGGCCGCTCGTCGATCTCACGCCGCCGGACGTCGTGCAGTACCGGGTCGATGAGGGCGGACGCGCCACGTGGCAGATCGTGGCAAACTTTTCCATCCGCCCGCTCTCGACCATTCGCTGGAGCGGCCAGACCTACCAGATCCGCGACGTGCAATTCGCGCTGGGGCCGCGCCGCCGGGAGATGACACTTATACAACTCTTCCCGAGCGATATCCCGCAGCCAACGATTGTCCAACAAAGCGCGAGTGCGGGAGCGACGTAATGGGCCGTGCACGGATCATCTCTCATCTCGGCGAAGCGCAGTACCAGGTGCGCTACCTCTACAACGTCGCGGCGGTTGAGGCGGAGGAACAGCGGCTGGAAGAGCGGGCAGAGGTCATTGAAGCGGAGCTCAGACCCCAGGCCGAGGACGAGCTTGCCGCGGCAGAGCAAGCACTGAGTGACGCCCGGGCCGCGGTGAATACCGCGATCAGGAAGTACGAGGGACAGCCGACGCCGGAGATGCAGGCAGAGATGGCTGCGGCCGTCAGTGGCATCGGCACATTACGCACGACACTCGATAGTGTAGAAACCGGCCTGCTCAATGTCAGCGTCTCGGTTGCGACCTCCCGCGCAGCGCTGCCGGGCGGCGCTCCCCCCTCAGTCATCCAAGCCTACGACAGTTTACAGAACGGTATCACGACCGCACAAAGCGCGCGCAACGACGAGGAGACGTCCGTCGCGGCACTGCAGGGTACGATCTTGGAGATCAGCAACGCGATCGCCGGCGAGCCGGACATGAGCGGTGTGCGCGCACAGATGGCGACCGCGCTCGATCAACTAAGCCAGAGCCAAGTCCAACATAGTCAGGCGGGGGCTCGGCTGGCGGACGTAGAGACCTTGCTCGACGCGGCGCGTGATACGCTCCCAAGCGACCCTGCCTATGACACGGCACGGGAGCATCTGGAGAGCGCGGCCAGTGCGCTTGCTACGGCACGGGCGTCCCACAGTGGGATGAACTATGGCAGTGTCAGCGCCGCGCTGGCGACCGCCGACCGTCTCATGCAGCCGGGCAGTGAAACCGCGAGACAAGAACTGATGGCCGCCCTGGCCCAGCAGAATGAAGCGTCTGCGGTTGCCCAAGAGGCGACCGCCGCACTCAACGAACTGGAGGCAGAGCTGGGGCAGATTGACGCCAGGCTTATCGAGCTGGCGCAGATCGCGCGCGAGGAGACGAAGACCGTGTGGTGTGCAGACTATTCGACCGAGCTGCAACCCGAGACCGAGGTGGGCACGCTCGAGGTGCCGGGCGAGCTCACCGAGATCCTTGTGCACCCTGACCAACCCAACGGCAAAGCCGGCAACGCGGCCTGGCAACCGCCGCGCGATGGGGCGATGACGCCGGTGCAGGCCATGTCCCCAGCGCAGGTCTTTTACAACTGGTGCATGGCACCGGGCTGGCAACGCTTTCGACCGACCTTCCGATTTGCCCGGGTCGAAGCGGTGAATGACGATGGGACGCTGAAGCTCGCGTGGCTGCCTCCGAACACCAGCAAATACAGTGAGCATCGCTCACTCCTGCACGGCGCGCCGCTCGACATCACGCCCAAGACGCTGGACGACGCGGACATTCCGCTCGACAAGGTGCCGGTGACCTACATTGACTGCCACGCCGCGGCGTTTGTAGCCGGCGATGAGGTTGTGGTGGAGTTCGAGGCGCAAGACCCCGAGCGCCCGCGGGTCGTCGGCTTCCGCAAGAACCCGCGGCCCTGTGGCAGTGTGATCGGCACTCCGACTGGCACCGTACAATTCGTTTCAACCCAATGGACCTTCACGCCGAAGACTGTATTGTATGGCGCCGTCAACTGGCGGGGCGCCAACAATCAGGTGGTGAGTTGGCACGCCTCCAGCCATCGCGTGTTCAACCGCCTCCGTCCGACGGTACGAGAGGACTCGGGGCAGCTCAGCGGGCGCATTTATCTCGGTGGACGCCTGGCTGCCGAAGCGCCCGCGGAAATCGTGGGGGCGGCGATTCAACGCCTGGACACCGGGTCGTATTTGGTCGCGGTGTCCAGCCAGTCCGAGGTCGATGAGTCGTATGAAATGACCGGCGGTAAAGAAGTCGTGTACCGCAAGCTACTTCCTGACGGGCCGTGGGAAGTGGTCGCGGAGGTCTCCTGGCCGGATGCGTGGTGGCGGCGTCCGTCCGGGGCGGAGTACTATGGCTCGGTGCTCTATGGGCTCTGGCACTTCAACCCGTCAGGCACGGAAGCGGTGAGCGTTCGGCAGCTTTTTACGACTTCACCCGGCGGTGGCGATAGTCTGGAGTTGAGGGTTTACCAACTCACCGTCGGCGCGGGCGCAACAATCTCAGAGTTTGGGTCTGCCCCGTCCGGCGTGATCGCGGCGGACTATAATAGTGCCGGGAATTTGGTGTTTGCGACCTTTGGCCCAGGACCCACGATCCGCCTGCCGAGTTACTCGTTCAGTGTCAACCGCCACTTCTTGGCGTATATGGACCTGCGCTACGAGATTGCCGTGACAGTCGAGTTGACGGCCGGCGCAGACCCAACAGGAACCGCAACACTCCACACGCCACTGTTCACGGCACCGTTGGTATCCACGTCTCTAGACTCCATTTTTGGTCACGAATTTAACGAGACTAACGGCACAGATGATGCGGGACATTTTTTTACGTTTCGCGGCCCCTTTTCTCCGTTAGCGGACGAAGAGGGGGCGTTTCCGAAGTTTCACACGATCTTCCAGAGCAACGGTGGTCGGATCTTTTTGGACGAGTTCGCGTGGGTGGCGGCCGATCAGAATGGTCACTTTGTGGTCGCGCTGGCGCCCTTCCTGAAGGGCTACACGCAGGCGAATGGTGTCCAGGTTGTCAATGAATATAGCGATCGCCTGATTCGCGGATTCAGTCGCACTGGCGATGTGCGACAAGATATTGCCGGGGCACTGTTAAATAATTACCCCATAGGATCGATATGAAGGGGGCGGTGATGGTGTCGGCGTGGGACAGGTTGAAGGTCCGCGGTCCGGATCTCCCGTGGCCGCTGTCTCTCGCTGTATTCGATGCCGCCGTGAATCTGGGCCTGGTGGAGTCGGGAAAAATACTCCAGGCGCCAGT